ATGTAGTATCTTTAGCAAGTCTTTTCTGTTTTTTCCGTCTTTGTTTCCGTAACGTTTAGCGTACTTCATAATGTTACCAAGAGTAAATCCTTCACCATGTCCTGAATCAATGATGATATCTGTTGCTTGGTACTTATCGGAAGCATAATGCTCACCATATGTACCATCAATATAAGCCTGTAGTTCTTGTATTAGTTGTCCTTCATTAAATTTATAGTTCATCTGTTATCCACTCCTTCGGTAAAGTTTCTTCACTGTACCATGTAAAATTATTTGTTTCTGCCCACTCAGCATGGGTTCTTTTTGTTCCGTTCTTTCTTATCTTAGCTCCCGGCATAGGTGCAAAAGGTTTTTGAAATAAAAATATTAATTCATAGTCTTCTACTTTTTCCCTCAAGGCTTCTCTTATCCAGATATACTTACTGTATTCAGCATAATCCCAGAACCTTCCCTTTGCTTCTAACAATATTATTTTACCATCAACAGTCTTTACAAAGTCTGGCTCATAAGTATGCTCTACTATATAATCAATCTTATCCCAATGATGTTTCCACTCTTGCAAAATAGTTTGATGTATATTATATTCCCATGTACTATCATAGCCTTTAGGTACGTTAGTTTTTTTAGGTCTGGGTTTTCTGGGAACTCGTCTAGGCATTCAAGTCTCCAAGAGTAATGTTCGGATTACGTTTTACTTGTTTGTAAAACCACCTTAAACTATATGCACTCAATAGAAATTTATTGTTAGCAAAGATATGAGTTTGTTCTGGTAAGAACTCATTAAGATTCTGTCTATTAATCCTAGATGTATCTTCTCCATCGGGAACCATTGTTCTTAACCACTCAATGAGTAAGTCTTCTGCTCTCCGTCTTAACTGTTTAGATTTTTTTTGATTCATAGTTTTTTACTAATTTCCAATAGGTTAAAATACTGTTAAACATTTCTGTATGTTTTGTTTGAGAGTCTCTATCCCATATATGACAAGCTATAAGTTCTTTGTCTTGACGATCAACAAATATAGATACTCGTTCTACATCATCAAAACCACAGCCTTGAGCATAGGCTGACAACTGCATACCATGTTCATCATATACTAAACGAGCAGGGTCTTTACCTTCTAGATTATCTTTAGTTTTAAAGTCTACAAAGATACCAGACTTAGAATATAAATCTATCTTACCACCATAACCTAAGTCAGCACAGAAAGAATCTTCTGCTATCCAGTCTTCATCCGGAAAGTTTTCATCTAACCAAGACTGTATTATCTCATAGGTTGGATTTGTTTCTTCACCTAAGAAACCTCGTTCAATCATTGCATGAATCTTAGTTCCTTCTTCTGCAGCTTCCTGTCCTATCCTTTTAGAATCTTGTTTACATCTGTAAGCAAACTCCTCAAGAGATTCATCTTCTTCTTTCTCTAACGTAAGAGCAGAGTTTAATGCTTGATTGATCTTCCAGTTTTCTAATCCGGGTTTGGCTACCAGACTTAGTACAGTAGTAACCGATGGTACTAAATTATCTTTCTTAGCATCACGTAATGTAGTGTTACGTTCTTTACCATTAGCACCTACAATAGTATACATCGGTTCACCTTCTTGGGTATACCAATGCCCTGATTCGGATGATTTTTTCTGAGCCGACAATTTATTATATACTTCTTGGCTTGTTGTGTCAAGTGTTTTCTTTTTATTTGTCATAATTTATTCCTTTTTCATCATATAATTTTTTATAAAAGTTCCCAACTTTTAATATCTGATCTGGTGTTGCTTGATTTTTAATTGCGTTAGCTAATGAAGAAACTAATACAACATTTCCGGAAATATATCCTCTAGAATTATCAATACGATCTACTGACATAGAATTTGCCCAGTTATTTTGTCCTTTTTTAGAACCCCAAGTTAAATCTTTTTTGTTTAACTCATATTTAATATTTAAAATAGGACATCGTTTCGTTATTAATGGTTTCATATCTTTAACTTTTAAACTGAAAGTTAGGTTTCTTTTTTTAGCATTTTTTCTAATTCCACCTAATAAATCTTGAATATGTTGACTATCTCCTATAACTTTTTTTGCTCGTCTTCTTTGATCTCTTTGGTAGTCTTTTTTATTGTCACAAGTTCTACAGATATACTTAGACTGTCTATAATTAGAAGGGTTAATATTGTCCGGATAAACAATATCAACTAGACAAGAAACACACCTTTTAACTTTACATCCTTTTGGGTTTACCCTGTTAGTTCCTCTTCTTTGTGCAAGTTTAATGTGTGTCACTCCAGTTACCTCCTACTTTATATTCGCCATCCATTGGACAGCGTAGATTAAAATGTTCACCTGCTTCTATAATACTTTTGACTGCAGTCTCTCCAACAAAATCTGCTTGAGATTCTTTGACTTCTATCTGCCACTCATCATGTATGTTAGCAACAAATCTATAATCAATAGCGTTTAGTTTTAACACACTGTCTAAGTTTACTAATGCTTTCTTCATTAAGATAGCACCTGCTCCTTGCAGTAAAGTATTAAGAGCAGCATGTTTGTTTCTTATGTAAAGCTTCCTACCATCTAATCCTTTGAGGTAATTTTTTGAAGCTGCTCTGTCAACTCGTTCCTTAAGAGTTCGGTATGTTGGGAGACTACTAAGAAAGCGTTCTCGCAACCTCTTACCTTCTGCTCTGCTTCCTTTAATGATGCTTCCAATCTTCTCATCTCCTGCTCCGTAAACGAGTGCGTAGATGAAAGTTTTAGCCTGATCTCTTGATTTAAGTCCAGCAAAGTTTTGGTTAGTCGTGTGAATGTCTCCATTAATAATTTCATTTATATACTCCTTGTCGTCCATGTAATGTGCTAACATGCGTAGCTCTAATCCACTTGCATCTACACCTACAAGCTTATGTCCTTCTGGTACAGTCCAACATGCTCTACATTCCTTACCATATGGGCTGTGAATAGATGGAACTTGGGCAACGTTAGGGTTTCTATGTGACATCCTGCCGGTAATAGTACCGTTGGGAATAACAAAACCATGTATCCTACCATCATCCTTTACAGCTTCAACCCAAGAATCAATCTGAGCTATACGCTTTTGCAATAGTAAAAAGTCTGCAATAAGTTTGGCTTCGTGGATATGTGTAATCTTAGATAATGTTTTCTCATCTACAATAGGTTGACCAGTAGGTGTAAATCTATCTGGATTCCAACCAAAGTCAATAAGGTATTCTCCAATCTGTTTACGAGAACCAAGATTAAACTCTTGTAAAGTTTGTCGCATGAAAGGATTGAAGTTGTTTGTGTCTAAGCAACGTTGATATTCTTCATCAGTCATACCACGCTTAGATAGATTACCATCTTTCTTGATGTAGGGTGTGACTTGTTTTGTGTCTACCCACTTAGGTTTAAATGTGGAATGAACTTCGTCTTCAATCTGTTGTTTCTTTTCTCTTAGTTCTGCTAGTAAAGTAAGTGCTGATTGCATATCAAAAGCAAAACCATCTTGCTCCTGTTGTTTCATAATCTTAGCAACACCTTGTTCAAGATCAATACAATCTTTCTTAAACCCTCGTGACTCCTTACGAAGTTCTTGTAAAACTTTAGTATTAAGTTCTACGTCTCTTACACAATAGTTCAACATATCCTCAGAGTAATTAAGATAATCTTCAAACTCAATCTTAGGATAACCTAACTTATAACCCCACGTTTCTAGACTGTGACCTCCATCACGTGTTGGATTAAATAATCTAGATAGAACCAAAGTATCAATAACTATCTTATCACTTAGGTCTACATTACCAAACTTTTCTACCAGAGGTATATCAAATCCGATAATGTTATGACCAATAAGTTTATCTGCTGTTTGTAAAAACTGATATCCTTCTTCTAGTTTGTCTGGTGGGAACTTAAATACCTCACCGGATACTGGATTCTGTGCAACAATACACCATACCTTTGTTGCGTTCAGATCATCAGTCTCTATATCAAATACTAATTCCATTAGAATCCTTCGTCTCCAGAGTTATCAAACTCTATGTCTTCGTTAGTTAATTCAGATAGTCTGCCGGTCTCGGCATCATAGATAACTCTAGCTGCCATACCTACATCACCTGTGTATCTTGATTTAAGTACACGTAATCTGGTAGTCCTAGCTTCATCTGGGTCGTCTGATTGTTGATTACGTTCTAATGCAATAACACAATCTGATAACTGACCAATACTATTTGAGCCACGTAGATGAGATAGACTTACTTCAATTCCATTCTCGTGTCCTTTGTTACCATCGACACGTCTAAGATGAGATACAAGAATAATCCCTGCACCTGTCTCTTCAACTAAACTTCTTAGTCTAGTCATAATAGCATCAATGGCTCGTCTCTCATCACCTTCATGCACTGCACTGACTAGCATATGTAAGTGATCTACCACTATCCATTTGCAATCACAGCCAATAATCATAAAGCGAAGCTTGGTAAAGATATCATCAATGTCGTTAGTGCCAAAGTGTGAGTGAACCCATACTCTGTTTTTGTTTTCACCATCGTACAAGATGTCAAACATCTTATCAAGTTCTTCTTTAGAAAACTTCTCACGTTCTTGGTCAATGTATAACCTAGCGTTAGCTTCAATAGAAAGTATACCATCAATGGTACGTCTCCAATCTTCTTCTAATGCTATGATACCTACGTTGTCTTGTGTTTGTTTAACAAGCCAATGCTCTATCTCTCTGGTCACACTAGACTTACCAAGTCCTGTACCACCAGTAAGAGTTACAAGTTCACCCTGTCTTAAGCCATACAACTTCTTGTTTAATCCTTCATAAGGATATGGGATGCTTTGTTTCTTCTCACGATTATGAAACTTCTCACGTTGCTCAGTAACATTTATAACACCAGATGGTGTGTA